TCAAAAAGTTATTGTGCCGTTAGCAACGAATTTATACACCCGATACTGACCTGCAATGTATGTTTCTGGTGATCCAGTTGTTGATGCGGCTGGCAGTAAGTATGAAGGATAACGGATGATGACTATGCCGGAGCCACCTGCGCCACCAAAAGTAGTAGGATAACCTCCGCCACCACCACCACCGCCTGTATTTGCAAATCCATTTTTACCAAAAGACCCAACTCCGCTTACAACAATAGCGCCATCGCCGCCGCCAGCAGCTCCTAGACCGCCAAGACCAGTAATTCCAGCCGAGTCGCCCCCGCTACCACCGCCGCCGCCAGCGTATTGAATAGGCGAACCGCTAATTGAAGAAACAATTCCTGAACCACCACCTCCGGCGTTAGCTACAGTTGTTGAAATACCAACAGAACCAGCGCCGCCGCCACCGCCACCGCCAATTGCCGCCCCACCACAAGAACCACCGTTATTTCCTTGCCCAACAGTACCAGTACCAGCCGTAGTTGATTGCCTACCCGATCCACCACCTGACCCACCATTAAAACCTGCCGCTATACCCCCTGCACCGCCACCAGTAACAGTAATAACGCCAAAAACAGAACTTGAACCGTTGGTTCCAGTGTAAGGATTATTGTCCGAAGAACCGCCAGTACCACCAGCGCCAACAGTCACGGTAATAGTTGAGCCAACAGTTATAGAGTACCCAGTAGCAGTTAACAAACCACCTGCGCCGCCGCCCCCTGCGCCATTCCTAGCCGCACCACCACCCCCGCCAGCCACGACAAGGTATTCCACCGTTGTGACAGGGTAGTTAAGGCCGTTATGGGTAGCAGATATAACGCCGCCCGTGTATCGAAGTCCCATGAGAACCCCCGATTAGGTAATGGTTTCGTAGCTTACCGTGTAAGTCAACTTGCTTGCTGTGCTACTGGTAGCCCACAATGTGCTTGCTTCACCCGTCACCGAAGTATCTAGCAAATAAAACATAGTCGTCTTATCTGACACAATCAACGATGCGTCTGGCGGTACAGAGATTGTAGAAGCAATAGCACGATGACTTGTGCCATCAGCTAAACGCACTTCAATGGTAGCGTCATAGGCTGTTGTGCCGTCGATATTAGACACAATGATTTCATTGATCTTTTGCGCAGAACCTGAGGCTGGCGCAGTCACTAATGCATTACGCGCTGTATCAGCAGGAGTAATTGAAACCGTGTGGGGAATAATGCTTGTTACAGCAACAATATTAGGGGCCGCCATATGTTATCTCCTTAAAAACCAAAAATCATCGCCATTGCGATGGCTTTACCTGTTGAAATGCCACTTGCCGCTGGCGCTTGAAAAGTAGGAGCCACACCGGGCCCGTTACTTGTTAGCACATGAGTTGCAGTACCTACAGCAGTTGATGTTGGAGCGGCTCCTGCGCCACCACCAATTACAACACCGTACTGTGTTAACGCACCTGAAGATGCCAAAGTGCCCGTTGCTGTGTAGGCAAGGATACCGCCAGAGGTTCCTGCTGTTAAGCCAGTTCCGCCGTTAGCAACAGGGAGAGTGCCGGTCACACCCGTAGTCAGAGGCAAACCAGTTGCATTTGTCAGTGTACCGCTAGACGGCGTACCCAATGCACCGCTAGGAGCGAGATAATCTGTTCCCGCAGTAGCCGCAGACAGCGCAGTGCCATTGCCTTTAAGAACACCCGTAATGCTTGTACTTAAAGTAATCGCGGGAGTTGATGTAGCAGTAGCCACCGTACCCGCAAAACCATTTGCAGAGACAACTGAGGTAGTTGTAACAGTACCCGCATCGTTGTTAATCCATGTTGGTAAGCTTGCGCCATTGCTTTGTAGGATTTGACCAGATGTACCGGCAGCAGTAAATTTTAAAGTCGTGCCATCACCAGTCGCTATTGCACCCGCTGTTGGCGTGTTGTCGCCATTAATAATGATCGCCATTTTAAAAATCCTTTTAAATGATTACCCAACGCTGGCCCGATGCAACGCTAACCGTATAACCGCTATTGATAGTCATAGGGCCAACAGCAAAACCGTTAGAACCGCTTGCAATTACTTGATTAGATGTAATTGTAGTTTCGTTTCGTATGATTGGCCCGCCGCCCGCAGCTATAGTAGCAGCTTCCCACAAAGAGTTGCTAGAGTTATATACAAGTGTCTGGCCGTTACTCGGAGACTGCGCTGATACATTGTGCAGTTCATCCATTTCGTAGCCGTTTTGCACTTTGACAAATAACTTTCCCTGTGTCGGGTGAGCGTGTTCAACAACTGCTGCGTAGACCAAATGAATTGGTGCGTACGGTTTAGTAGCAGTTAAAGTACCCGCAGTAACCCCGCTTAAATAAAGTTGTGCGCCATCTGTATAGGCAGAAGTATTGATGTTGGTAATTAAACCAATGACGGTGACGTAACCGTTTGTGTTATTTGCTAAATCAGCACTCATCAAACCCAAGGTCTGAGCCGATGTTGCATCACTTGTGGCTAATGCTTTTGAAACAGTAGGATTTTGACCCGTCGCGCCCGAAATATAAACAGCAGTCCCTTTTGTTAGGGTTGCTCCTGTTGTATTTCTTACTAATACAACTATATTGGTCGTAGACGCAGCAACGGCAACAGAAAGATCAACTGCCCCTGCGGTATCAACAACCGTAACAGACCCGTCGGCAGAAGCAACACTAGATACACCTGCAGTAATGGTAGATGGAACCCATGCTGTGCCATTCCACGTAACGGCTTGGCCGTTCGTAGGTGTACCCGTAACCTGAATCTTGTCAGTATTCAGATTAACGAAGTTGGCATCAACCTCATTGTTGGTAAGAGGTGAGCCCTTACCTGCACGGGTAACAATCGTACTCATGGATTAATCCAATCAGGGTGCGGCCATTGTAACTGTCCAAGTAATGGACATGGTGTCGCCGACGTCTTTGTTTACGATAGCAAACACTGTACGGCAAAGCATTGTGCCGGCAGAGGAAGCATTAAAAATACCTGCTTCTTGAATGCCAGTCAGTGTTGCGGGAGTGCCCGCAGGGAATGTTGCGACGTAGGCAACTGCTGCGCCAGTTGGAGTTGTGCTAGTCAATGCTACACGAGCAGACTCAGTACCTAAAGTTGTATTTGCAGCCAGTGCTGCCGTGCTATTTGTACCAATGGCCATATGGCTCATAACGTTAGCAGCCGTGCCTGCCATACGACTAGCAATAAAACCAAGACCGGCTGTAACAACCAAGTTTTTGATTTCTTGTTCTTGCTTAATTGTGCCGTCGGGGGCGGTTACTACAATCTTCACCGTACCAGTGGCAACGATGTGTTCGTTCGTGTTCATAAAAGTTCCTTAAAAAGTGATACGCGTTCCAACATAATCTTCTGCGAAATACGTGATATCGCAGTATCCTTGACTTACCAATATACCAGCATCTGATGCGCTAGTCGAGTCGGCAAGGCTTTTTCCAGCAGTTTTACTGACAGAATCTGTGGCGGTTGACACTTCTGTCAACCCTTTTACAAAATCTTTAAACGCGGTATCAGAGCTGATTGTTGTATCTGCAACGGACTTATCAAAACCACGAACGGCATTATCGGTAATACTTGATGAATCCGCAGCCGTTTCAACTTTGGCATTTACAACACTAGCACTGTCAGAAACTGTAACCAAATCCGTTAGATTTTTAATAAATGTCTTAGCGGCTAAGTCAGTTCCGTTTGCTAAGTCAGTAGGAGTTCTGGTGTACGCAACAACTCTATCTAAAGAATCAGACGCATTAGCAGTATCCGAAACAGTTTTTACAAACTGAATAATTTGATCGTCATCTGTTGCAACCCCATCTACGTCATCCGTAGCACGAGCAACATCTGTAAGATTTTTCAAAATGTCTTTTGTATGCGTATCAGAGGCCGAACCAGTATCGGCTAAGGTTTTCCCAATGGTTGTAGTGGCAAGGTCTGTCGCACTGCTTGTATCCGAAAGACTTTTTGTGCTGGTTTTACCAAGCACGTCTGCGGCTTGAGCTGTATCCGTTAAGGCTTTTCCAGTAGTTTTAGCAACTGTCTCGGAAGTTAGTGTGGTATCGGTTAAAGCCTTTTGGAAAGTTTTTAGAGGAGTGTCTGTGACAGACGTTGTATCCGCTCTAACTTTATCAAAGGTTTTAGTGTTTGCATCTGAGGCAATACCTGTATCACTAACCGCTTTGCCGTAGCTTTTAACTAGGGTCTCGCTAGCTTGCGCTGTTTCGGTTAGCCCTTTACCAACTGTCTTTGCCGCGGAATCAGTTGCGTTAGCTGTGTCAAAAAGATCAAGAAATTTTAAAAAGTAGCCTGTAATGGCTGTTGCTTTGAGCAATACATAACTTGTAGCGGCGCTAAGCTTGACGTAACCAACAGTTGCTTGGAGTTTTACGTAAGCAATTTCTGCTTGAAGTTTAATGTATGCAAAAGTAGCGCGCATTAAAAGTCCTCGCGCATCCTAAACTTCAAAGTATCGTACACAGTCTGAACACCGCCGCCAGAAGCAAACGTTACTTGAATTTCACCTTCATAGTTACCGGGGTCTCCCGACATTGACAGAGCAGTCATCGGGAAAACGCATACACCGCCAACACCGTTTGTAACTGTCCCAGTAATAGTATCTTGTAGCGTAGTCGAACCAACCATACGAAACTTCATTACAACGGTAGCGCCAGTGATATCCACCACAGCGCCTGTGTTTTCATCGGTAATTGTCGCCTGAACTTGAGGGCGGTTTACGTCACCTTGAACAAGATAGATCAGATCGCAGCTCATTACCAAATCCTACTGTAACGTATGCGCATCGGCGCATGGTTCATACCGCCGGTCACGTAAGCCCGGGCCGTTTGTTTAGCAAGTTTAAAACGCGCTGCGTATGCTTTAGCACCCGTAACATCGGTATATGACTGATTAGGCGTGTCTAGCAAAGTAGCAAGAGCCCCGCTCGAAATTTCATCTAAATACCGCTCATATAGTTGTGAATCCACAACTGTAGAGTCGCGTAGCGGCATGTACGAGAAGCGGCCTGTTATCGCATTTTGAACGGTCTCCGCTGGACATAAAGCCAGAGTGATGTCGTTCGGCGAAAACTGCGTAAATGCCTGTGGAGTTCCCAGCATGGATTGCCAATTCATGGAGAACATCTTCTCCAGCTCATACTGGCTTTTACGCTCAAGTCTTCGGCTCTGATAATAGATACCCATTACTTGGCCCAGAATGTTATATCTAGGCACATCGATGCAATACGTGTTTGCACCAGCCATCACAGTAATGGGGTCTAAATCACATTGCAGGAATAACGTCTCTCGGCAAAAGTCGATACAGGCGTTACGCAAAGCCTCAATCGCTTGGTCGTCCAGTACGTTTGGGGCGTATGGGAGGACGTTCGGCAGAAAGACTTCGTAGGAGACGTTGCTCACTTCATTGATCCCGGTAAGTTAGGATTAAATGGAGCCAGTGCTTGGTTCGGGTTAGACGCAGCTTCGGCTGTGACTTTGCCTTGCAAGAGACCTTGGAACTGCTGGTAGTAAGTAGCGGCCAACGCTGAATTGTTTGCGTACTCAGCGTCTTTACTGTAAGCGCGATACAACGTGTAGTTGATCAAACCTGTGACGTAAATGTCATCGATTGTAATTGTGCTACCTGAAGTTGCGTCGGTAGGGGCAGCTATATAAACCAACTCAATATATCCTTGAGAGGATGCAGGTTGGGGTGGATAAACGTAAAACGTTTTAGAATCTAGCGCCGAGTACACAAAATGTTTTACAACTGCGCTTGCAGTAGATGAATGCCAGCCGGGTACTTGAGAATCTAAAATTTCACGAGAGACTGCCCGGATTGCATTGCCCGGCGTTGTGCCGTTAGTGCCCATATTCCGAACGACGTCAATCAACGAAAGTGCCGCAGCAGGCAAAGTTTGTTTCGTACCGGTTGCGCAAATAACAGCAGCGTTTATAACAAACGCGTTTGGTTTATACAACGCAACTTCACGTTGACCGTCGTTAAGCCACAAGATCAACTCATCTGTAGGCCAACGAATATTTGATGGGTCTTGAAGGATTGTCGAAACCTTCGTCAGGATCGATGCAACTGTAATGGTCGCCATGAGCTAACCTCGTAAAGTTTGAAGTTGTGGGAATACTAACACAAGAAGGGGCCCCGTGGGGCCCCCTCCGTTACGCTGGTTAGGCGCTGAGGACTGCGCCCCAGTTTTCACTGCCCAAGCTGATATAGCAGCCGGACAAGTTAGCGGCCAAAGCCTTAGCAGCATTAGCAGAACCGTTGTTGATCTTACCGCCAGTAGCGGGGTAGACGTTCAACGCAACACCAGAGCTGTTTACGACGTAAACAATATCACCAACAGTACGCTCAGCAGGCAACTTAACGCCATCGCTAGCATTACCAGTGGTAACGTAGTTGATAAAGCCTGTCAGCGCGGTAGCGCCAGCTTGGGTTTGTGTAGTACCGGCAGTAGCAGTCTCATAACCACCAACTTCGGTTCCAAAGCTCATTGTATTAGCCATTTTGAATCTCCAAAAATAAAATATAAACGGGAAAAAGCCCCGAAGGGCTTTTTGCTTAGCCCTTGACCACAGCGTAGGTCAAAGCTTCTGGCTTAACTGTCTTACGACCGTAGATCATCAAACCGCGGACCAAAGTACCGAAGTCGTTAGGGTTGGGAATAGACTCAACCTTGTTGATCTGGGAAGCAAAAGTCAATGCAGACTTCTGACCAGCGATGATGACGTGGCGCTTAACTTTACCGGAGTCAGTACCGCCATTGTAGTTCTGGTCTGCAGCTGCTTTTGGCAACAAGTTAGACACATAGATGTCAAAGCGGTCGATACGGCCGATCTTGCCGTTACGCAAGATAGATTGGGCATCACCCGTGACATAGGCTTGAGCCAATGGAGATTGCATGAGCAACTGGCGCTCTGTAGGCGTAATGATCAAGAAACGATCAGTCTCAGGAACGTTCTGCTCATCCAACACAGAGCTCATGGATGTGATGGTGTTCAAGATGGTAGGCAGGGGGCTGCCAGCAACGTAGTCCAAAGGAGCTGCATCAGTACCCAAGTTGAAAGAACCGCTCAAAACACCAGCAGTTGCGCCAATGTTGGCAGCAGCGGCAGCGCTGAATGTGCCCAAGAAAGATTCGCGGTCAACGGCGATTTTCATCTGGTTGGCGGCGTCAGTCGTGAACATGTCCATCAAGTTAGGCTGAGCTTGGTACTCGAGAACGTCAGAAACGTTCACGCCAAAGTAGTAGCCTTTGTCGATGTTCAACTCAATGGTGTTAGGAGTTGGAGCTTCGTAGTTCAAGCTAGCGCCAACAGTGTAAGTGCTGATGGTGATAGAGGGGACGTTGTTGATAACAACTTTGTCGCCCATGTTCTTGATATCGCCTTCCCAAGAGGTATTGGAAACTTCACCGAATGTGGTGTTAGCGTAGAACTTAACGTTCAGCTTGCTAGACCAAATTGCGGGGATGAACGTACCGGAGTACGAAGGGTTCGTGTTAAAGGGTGCGGTTACGGCATAGCCGGCGGCTGCGGTGATTGTAGACATTTAATGCTCCAAATAAAAAATCGGTTTGTCAAAACACGCCGCCGTTTACAGTTATGGACGAATACGTCCTTCTGTTTGGGCAGCATCTAACTCTGTTTGTAGCTGCATCGCTTGGTCATGCTTACCCTGTTGTGACAACCGGACGATCCTATTGCTTTCAGCGATGTAATCAGCGCTTGTATAGATTCGGCCGTTTTGCGAACTAGGGGTAGAAGCTGTCGACTTCCCCGGTGCAACCTGACGGTTTAGCTCTTGGCGTGCATTGGATTGCTGTTGCTTTTTAGCTGAAGGGTTATGCGCTGGATACTTCTCAAAAAATGTATCAAACACTTCCTTGACGGCGGAGACGTCCTGACGACCTGCTGCGTTTAGAAGAGCATCGTTCCATGTTGCTTGCGAGCCCGGGATACGAGTCGCTAACCATGTCTGACAATCATCTGTCGCTTGGATCGCTTCCCAAGTTGGCAACGTAGAATTGAGATTCTCAAAGAATCGATCCTGCGCTGTTTTAGCTTGAGACTGAACAACTTCACCGACTTGGCCTTCAGCTTTGGTCAACTGGCCTTCCAGTGCCTCGATTTGCTTGATGTACTTTGACTCGCGTCTGCCAAATTCTTCTTTGGCAATACGGCGGGCTAGGTCTACCAAGTCCTCACCAAATGCTTCCACGTCTTTGTTTGTAACCAGTTGGCTCGGCTCAGGTTCAGATTGCGGTTCGGCCTTCTGTTCCTTAAGTTTTACCTGTAATTGATCCATCGAATCCGTCAATTGCCTCACTTGCTGTTGCAGGGTTGGCACTTGGCTGTTGTACTGGCCTTGAAGTGACAGGTAGCGTTGCTTCCATGTCGCGTCTTCTTCAGTAGGTTTCGGTGTCTCAACGGAGACTGGTTCCTGACTTTGCTTTTCTGGTTCTGGCTCAGAACTCTGCTGCTGTTGGTCTTCTGGCTTGGGTTCAGCAGCTAATTGGGCTGCGGCAACCTGCTTGTCATACTCTTCTGCAACGTGCACTTGAGCTTGTACCTGTTTTGGCAATGCCATAAATACTCCTTATGCCGGTTCCACCACAGAACTTGGGCGTGTTTTTACAAAACGACTTGCCGGGGGCTTCCCCCTTAGGCTTACCGTGTCTTTTCTGCCAGCTCAGGGGATACCTGAAGCAACGTAAGAATGTCTTTACACTCTCGCGCCATCCCTTGGACTCTAGGGGTGTTATCGCCGGACGTATCCAGCAAATTGTTTGTCAGCTTTTCGAGTTCGGTTTCAAGTAACTTCATGAAAACCTCTCCATCGTCTGACTTAGAAAGTCTTGCCAACGCCTGAAATTGACGGGCGTCTGGCTTAATTAGCAAGCTTTGCCTTTCGACATAGCTGACTGGCGTTTTACAGTGCCGCCCATGGCTTTCTTGGCAACTCCGCCCATTTTCATTCCATACTCTGCTTTTTCAGAGGCCATGACTTTTTTAGGAGCCTTGCCTTTTTTCAGAGCAGCCATTTCGGCCATCATGTGTTTCTTGTTCATTTAGCAAGCCTTTCCGTGGGATTTTGCAACTTGGCGACGCACTAAACCGCCGTTTTTCAACTTCTGTGAATTTTCTTCGGCAGTAGGACCGCCTTGCTTACCGCGTCCTGCGCCGGCCTTTTCGCCTTGTTCTTTGGCAGTCTGAGCATTGTCGCGAGCTTCGCGGTCCTTGATAGCTTTATCTATCAAAGATTTAGCTGTTCCTACAACAGCAGCGCCACCAAGAAGTGCTGGGATCATTCTAGCAAGCCTTTCCGTGTGACTTTACTGTAGCACGTTTGACAACACCGCCGCTAGCCATCATAACGCCGCTTCGTCCGCGTGCGGGATTTGCCGCAGCTTCTGCACGAGCAGCAGCACGTTTGGCAACATATCTTTCAGCACGGTCGCGGTTTGTTTCAGCGCGCAGTGCGGGTTTAGGATAACTAGCTGCCTTGCGGGCTACGTCGCTACCTGTATCACGGGCCTCTGTACGAGAAGCCATATCAGTTGTGTACTTCTTGCCCATGTACTCAAAAGTCTTGTTGCCGGCTTTACGCTCAGCAGCAAATGCTTCTTTAAAGGACTTGTACTCTGGCGCAGCCGACTCTTCCGCCATAGGAGCTTTGGCTTCAGATTCAGTTTCAGTTTCAGATGCTGCCATTGAGCGAGTTGAACCTGAGTCAATGTACTCAACGGTTTCGCCGCCGTCTGCGTAGCGATTCATCATTTTAACTTTAGCAGAAGATTTCATCATCAGTCCTTTTACTGTGTGGTTTGTATCATGGGGTAAACCCCGGTGTCAAGAGAATTTAAAAATTATCTGTAATTGGTGCGCCATTACTCAACATCTGCTGATTCTGAACTGGACTTCCCGTAGGAGCTCCTTGTCCGGGCATAGGCTGTGGAGGCTGGCCGGCTTGCATCATTTGTGCAATCTGCTGTGCTACGCGAAACTTCTCACGTGGAGGCACAACGTCGTCAGGATTTACGTCCAACTGTTTTGCAGTTTCACGTAGCAGCGTAGCGCGGCCATCGATACCCATAATCTGCATATCGATCGGATTTGCCGTTGCCTGCAAGAATTCGTTACGACGAACCTGTGCAGTCTCTTTAGCCACGATGCTGTTTGAGCCGCGAGCCACAATAGCCACATCGCCTTTGAGTTCGTTGTCTTCGCTGTACTTCATGTTGTAGAAATACAAGCGCTCCAGCAGCGGAGTCATCACGCTGTTGTCGATATTGGCAACAACCTGCTTCATGGACTTGTTTGCATTGCCCATCAGCATGGACATACCAGAAGCCGTACGACCTGCGCCACCTGTGGGGCTTGAGCCTGTCATGTAGCGTGGAATGCCTGAATACTCGTCAGCCAAAATGGAGAACTTCTCGTACACTGCCATGAGCTCTTGTGCGTTTGAGTTTGGCTGGAAGAAGCCAATTGGCGCAGCCGATGAACCCATTGGGTCTGTTGTGACTTGGTGAATCTTCCACGGATACATCTGCGTGATGTCTTCGCCCTGTGGTACGCGGTCCACGTTGACCCACACCTGAGGACCAGAGGCAATGCCCATGTTGTTAGCTAAAGCGCGTGTAGCGCTGTTACACATGTCTTGGCAGTCCTTGATCAAGTCATACGTACTGTTGCCCCAGAACGTGCCGGGAACGCCTTCGTACGATGCTTTGTAGTAGGGCTTCTGGCCCAATGGATGATAGTTTAGCGATGCCTTGATAACGTATGAGCCAATGAGCCACGCTTCACAAGGATACTGCTTGGTAATGTCAGGCACTTCTTCGTCTGTCAAACCCCAGTCGCGTAACATCTGACCAGACACCATACCCCAGAACTGGATTGCGTCGATCAGATGCTCGCTGTTTTGCATTACTGCGGTGGTTGATCTTCCTTCGGCTTGCGCTTTAGTCGAGTCAACAATGAGCCACTCTTGGAGACCACCGCGGCCATAAGCTTCGATAACTTGTCTAATAGCTTCGTCATCATATCCTTCTACTCCGATCATTTCTTCAAGGTCAGTCTGACGCAGCTTGTGACGCTCAATCAGATAACCATCATTAATCCCTGTCGATGCAGGGGACGGATAAATCATAAATGGATCAACGCGCTCCCACTCGAGTACAAGGTCATCCACAATCTCAAGCTGATAGCCTGCCTGTACATCCGGGTTCCATTTCATTCTCGGTTTGCGACGAACGATAGGACCCTTTAAGAATGCACATGGGAATGTTGTGATATCGTCAATAAATGCATCAAACGCCGTGATGAATCCGCCCTCAATGAGCTGATCCTCCATTTTGTGTTCCATTTGTCTGACTTTGAACTTCGCTTCTTCCATCACGTTGTGCATGTACTCTTCACGCAATTCGTTCAAGAACTTACGCAACTGCGTAGGGGGAAGTTGTTGACCTGTAGTTTCAATCACCTGAGCCATCTGCTGTATAGCATTCAGGCGCATCTCTTCCATAATATCAGGTGACAGTGTGGGGGTAGGCGTTGGCCTGATAGTCCAAGGTTTGTCTGCACCTTGTCCCAATAACACATCACGAAGCCAACTTGCCGCAGCGCGACATTTGTTAGACGTGAGCATCATGTAAATTTCTGAACCGCCGTTTTGGCGAATCATCGTTAGAACGTCAGGGTCGTATTCTCCGCGGCGTGCACGCACGGCCTTGAACATCTTTGGCTCAACCGTTTGCTCTTTTGCTGTTCTAGCTTCAGTCCAGCAGTTGCGGACATAAGATGCAATAGATGTAATGAGCGGCTGCGCCTGCGCAAGCTCTGATGCTTTACGCTGCTGTTCTGCAACACCCAAGGCTGACATAGCCGGAAGGATGCCGCCCATACTGATGCCTAGATTCTGGTTCATGCGGGGCCCATCTCGTTTTAATAAGTGTAACTTACTTTTTTGATTTCGCGCTTACCGCGCTGCAATGCTAGACCTCGGATGTTCATATCGACTACCGAGTCGGCGTACTGATTGGCGTCATGGACGTGAGAGAACTCGTTCTTGTCTGGCCTATCTTCTAACTCGCCGTTCTTCTTAATTTTGTACCGATATCCGTATCGAAAGCCTTTGATAAGCATCTCGCAGGAGCGGTCAATTAAGTACATCGCTTTACCTTCCAGCTGCTGATTGAGCAACCGTTCGACGGACTGTATCCTAATTTCTGGATTGTTGCTAGGGGGGCGTACACATTTAAATCCAGCATTTTTCAAAACGTCCACTAGCGATAGTTCATTAAGCTGCTGCTTGGCAAACCCGGCCGGATCAGGCGCACACAAAAATGTCGCCCCAGCAAAGTTGTTAGCTATAAACGGATTGAGCCGTACATTCAAAAATGTCTCGATGCCCATGTTCTCCGCAGTAATCTCCCCAAGCGTCATCACGCGCCCCCGCGGGTCCCGCTGCTTGAACACAGCCGCAGGTGTTCTTCCAAAGTCAATCCCAATAATAATTGGGTAATTTTCACCCCTGATGTACTTCAGCGGATCGTCTGCCACATGGAAGTCGTACGTAAAAGTCTTCTCGTACACAGGTGTTCCCGAGAGCGAGCGGCCATACTCTGACCTCAAGTACACCCGTAACCAGTCCTCCGTCTTACCCGGAATCAAATTGGGGTAGTATTGTTTTGGCAGGTGGTCGTAGTTATCCGCTTTAGGATTCACGCACCATTCTTCGCCGTCCTTGTCCAGCAAGACTTCTTCGGGCTCCTCGCCAAACCGCTCGGTGTACTTGGCCGGCTTCAGAATCGCTGCAGGCTGCTTAAAAATTGACCAGTTGCTAGGAGGCTCTTCCATCTTGTCATGCCACCACGTATCCTCGTCCGGCATGTTGGTATCAAACAGCGCACACGATCTGGTCGGACCCCCATCCTTCATGGACGGATACCGGTTCATACGGCCTAGTAGTCCATCAACAACTTCGGAGTTAAGCTCGCGTGATTCATTCCCCCAGATAAACGTCGTCTCCAATGACAGCGCTTTCCTCACGTCGTCCGGAGTATCCAGCGCAATGAACAGCCATTCAGACTCTACCTCTGTGTTATCCGGCAGTTTGGCTTTGAGAATAAACGTCTTCTCCACGGCTTTCCAAATGCCCGCCTCACCCGGGGGCAGCCAGTCAAACACCGTCTTCCTAGTGGTTAACGCTAACTGATCGGCCGTGTTACGCACAATCACCGCTCTGGTTTTACGTATGCCCTTGGTATTGGGCGCTTGTCCGCATGCAAGTCTTACCAGTTCGTGCACACAGGTCACAGATTTACCACCTCCAACTGGGCCAGCTAAGACCCTGACGTAATTTTCATCCAGCATGAACTCCCGCTGGGTGTCGGTTGGCTTGTATTTACTCATTAGATATGAATTTTGTAGGCGAATTGATGATGTTTTGGTCGTTTGTGATGTTCACAGAACGCTCTCCAAGGTCAATAGAAATGCTAAAACCGGGCCCTGAATTGGCCTGTTTCTCCTCTTTTGGCTCTAATCCTGCCACTTTTATGAGCGTTTTTAGCGCATCGTGGACCTGTGAGAAGCTCGCATCTTTGCTTGCAGCCAACAAATACGTTTTTTCCAGCAGTTCTCCGGCCATCCAGCCAGCTTTTGCCTTGAATGTAACGCCGTTTTTCTCAAATTCCGAGCGCAATTGCATGATTCGGCTGATAAACCATGGCTGTTTCTCTAATTCCCGGAACTGCTCCACAGCAACACCATGCCGGCCAATGATGATCAGCTCATCTTCCATGCCTAGCGCTAGCGAATGCAGCATTTCTTCGGAAACCTGAGGGAACGATACGTTTTTTACTCCGTATTCCAGTGGGCCGTCGTCAATTTCAACGTTCAGCATGCTGTGCCTCCTCTTTTGCCTTAGCTTCTGCGCGATCTACGGCATCTAAATACTTTTCCATAGCAGTGCGGATGATATCTGCCATGTGCACGTTTTTACGCGTAGCAAGTTTTTGGACTCGCTCCATCAGGGGGTCGGGGATGTATAGGTTTCTTCGTCTCATTTGGGCAATGTAGCACGTGTGTATGAGGTATGCAAGA